TACTAATGATGTGCCACTTTGTGTAACAGATAGATTGGTGCTTACGTTGCTTACTTTAGCATTGTTTGCTGTAATATCACTTGCTTGTTGTGTTGTTATTCCAACTTTAGCAGTGTTGGCTGTAATAGCGTTAGCTTGTGCTGTAGTAATACCAGTCTTTGCTGTGTTAGCACTAATTGCACTAATTGTAGAACTATCAAGGTTTACAGTAGCTGCACCAGATGAGCCACCTGAAACATCAATGTTGTTACCACCAATAACTTCAGTAATATCACCAACTGCTGATGATAAAGTTACCCAACTACCTCCGTTATAAAACTTTAGTAAGTTTAGTGATGTGTTATAATATATTTGCCCTTCAACACCTGAAGGGTCTGCTGCTAAGTGCTGAATTTTAAAATTCTGCAACTCATGGTCGTTTAAATCTATGTTTCCATGTACATCTAAATCGACTAAAAATTTAATTTCTGCCATTTTTTTATTTATTATTAATTAATTAAAATACGCTTTCCCAGAGAAAGCTCCACTAAAGGTTAGTGTTACCTGATTCAGCGAATCGTAATCAACTTGACCTTGAACTAATGTACCTGCCGAATCTACAACAGATACACTAGCATTTTTACCTAAATTATGTGTTACAACCCAAGTTGCACTAGCAACATTTTGATTATGCACATAGTTTTTATCGTTTACACCTGTGTTATTTAATATCGTAGAAAATGGAGTGAATCTTATGTTACCATTTGCATCGGTATGTAGCACTTCATTTGTAATTTCTACATCTGCGATACTAACACCAAATCCTGTTCCATTTTCTAGGGCAGGGGAGGCTGTAGTCAATCCTGTTACAGTTACTACCCCACTACTGTCTTTTGATGACACAAAGTCTGCGTGTGCGTCTAAAGCACCATGTAAAGCAGTTCCTACCTCTATAGCTGTAGAGTTTATACCTGTATTGGTAACGTCTACTGCTATAACACCTCCATAACCAGCAGGAGTAGAAATAACATTTGTGTTTATGATTTGAAAATATACAGCATACTTAGTTTCATCATAACTATTATATATACATAAATATTGATGGTGTAAATTACCAGCAACATCTGCAATGGGAGTTATGGTTAGTGTGCTTGTATAGTTTGCTTTTACCCACTCAACTATACTTTGTCCATTCTTAGTGGACACAGTTCGTTTTCTTGCAGGAGCAAATCCTTTTGGATTATGTATCTGGGAATCAGTTAAATTATTATGGTGCTTCATTTATCTAGTATGTTATAATCCCATGTCTTTTACTTACATTTCCACCTTTTGTTTTGTTATCGCAGCCATCACATCCTTTCCATTCAGGATATAAAGTTGTATTATCATCTAAGTATTTCTCCATTTTTTTCTTGTACGTTTCAGCCTTTTTAAAGGTTTCTTGTCTCAAGTAATTTAACTTAGATGGGTCTACAGGACTTGTAAAGTCTGCTAAATTATCAACAACACCTTGTGATGTTGTATTATAAGTTATGTCTGGCAATATCTCAAATTTTACGCAAAATGCCAAATAATTTTTTATATAATCGTTTACTAATGTAACATAGCCACCAGCGACACAAGCATCATATAAATCTTCACCCAAAAAAGGCTTAACGTGATTTAACTCTGCTATCTCTATAAATGTGTCTTTAATCAAATGTGTATCAAAGTTTGCGTTTGTTATACACCTAGATATTACTTCTGATTTAGTTATTAGTGGCATCTTCTTCGTTTATATCGTTATTATTTTCTTTTGCTTCATTTTGCTTTGACTTTGCCTTTTCCTCTAGCAACTCTTCCATTTGTATTTTACTAAGCTCTGGCAAATGAAATATTTCTCTACCTTCTTTTATAGATATAAATTCAGAAGGTGATATTGCTCCAAGTAATGACACTGGTGGTTTAGTATAAAATGTTAGGTCAGAGGCATTTATACCTCTTTCGGTTTTTAAAATCTTTTTTAATATCTTCAAGAACATCTGTTGAGGTTCTTTTATAACTGTACTCATTGCTATATCATAAGCAGTAAGTATCTGTTGGTTATTGCCAAGCTGTCCAGCAACTTGTATTCCTGACAATGCAGGATTCCACCTGTGTGCCGAAATTATATTATCATTGGTTATTCTCTGCAACTCCATAAACGAACCATCACTAGTGTCATTTATTATATTTACATTAGTTGCATCACCATCACCATTTTTAGCTATAAATAATATCTTAGAATTATCACCAGCACCTGTTAGCTTTGCTACAGCGTCATCAATAAAGTCTTGTGCTTCATCTTCTCCCATGTCAGCATTTAGCTCAACAATAGCACTAGGCATAAAACCATTTTTAAATCTAGTAAGGTTGTAAACACCTATTTGATTTGCTATTTTTATATGGTCTAAAGCAGCACAATAGTCTGGCATCCCATAATAATAATATGTGCTTTCGTAATCAGAAAAATGTATTATAGTTCTAAATATAGCACCACCATTTTCTTCTTTGTATTCTGGGTATTTTGGTATTTTTCGTAAATCATCTGGATATTGTCTTGCGTGTTCCCAATCAGGGTGCAACAATATATGCTTACCATCTTTATGAACCCTTGCAGTTGTTCCATCTTGATGAAAAAAGTTTAAATAACCTCTTCCAATAACAACCTCCATATAACCATTACCTAGTTTCCAATAATCAGCAAAAACTTTTTTAGCAACATCATCCATAGATTCACCATAGATGTTTACATCTTCTAGTATGCCTTGTAAATTTTTATTACTAGTCCTAAGACCTTCTCCTACAGAAAATGTAGTTTTTGTGCTAAGTATAGCTCTATGCGTAGAAGCAGAACGTGAAAGTTCTGACAATTCTTGTGGAAATAAATTGTTAATGCCAAAAGGAATCCAATCATCCTGTAATTGTTTATACGGATGTGGTTCTTTTGGTGGTTCTTTAGATAAGTCTTTAGAAAAAGAATATCCTAATATCTTAGGACTCTTTTTTGTTTGACTTATACTTTCTATACTTTTCTTTCTTTTTCGGCTCATTTATAATAACTTTTTCTGGTTGTATGATTTCATCTTCTATGACAACTTGTTCTTCATTTTCCAAAGTAACATAAGGTTTGCCTTGATTATATAAATGAGATAACACCTTGTTGCTTAGTTTAGAATCAAAAGACACTTCAAAAGCGTGTCCTACAACTACAACAGGGTCATTATCATTAGAAACAAAATAATCTTTATTGAACTTAAATTTCATCATGATATAATATTTTTATGTAAATATATAAGAATTAGGGGGATTTCCCCCCTAATCTTATAAAAAGTTATTGTAAACTAGTTTGAGCTCCAAGCAAGTGTTACGCCTGTTACAGCTTGATATAAGTCAATCTGTCCTGCGTTGTTTGGGTTTACGTTTGCAGCAGATACTACTACTAACGCTTCTCTTGGGTATTCAGCATGAACACCAGCTAATTTTACTTGAGTACCATTTGCATCCTGTAATGCAACACCAGTAGTTTGCTCTCCTGAAGAGAACTCTAAAAATGCTTTCTTTTCGAAAACCTTGTCATATCCTAAGATAAAGAAGTATGTTTCTGGTGCAACAGCATCACAATCATCAGCGAATGTTTCAACTAGTGCATATAGACCACAAGATTCAGTAAGCTCTCTTAATCTACCATTAATTTCTTCAGTTACTTTTGGAATGTAGAAGTCTAATTCTACTGACACAAGAGTAGAACCATTCTCTCTTGTAGCATTTGCAGTGAAACCAGCAGTTTCTCTGTCAAATTCAAATTCATACCAAGTTGTAGATACAAAAGAATTAAATTCGCCACCAGCAGCATCAGCACCAGGTCCTGAACCAGCAGCAGCATAAGCTACAGCACCTAATCCACCCTGCTCCATAAGCCAAATTCTTTTTAATCCACCTCTTCGGTTTCTATCGCAACATACTATTGCGTGTCCTTGAGTTATTGCCATTTTTTTATATTTATTATATTGTTAAACAAAGTAGTCAGGAGGGATTTTACTCCCCCCCTCGTACATTTTTATTATTAGTCTTCAGTAGAAGTAACAACCATTCCTGGCTCTTTAACAGCTACACCGAAAGAGTAAAGCATACGGAATCTGTTTTCTTTACAATCTCTGTTGTACCACATATCTACATCTTGTGCAGCAAAGTCAGTACCTACAGTAATATTGTTTTCCATTGTCCAGATAGCACACTTAGTTTCAGCAGCTCCATTTGGAGCAAGACCATTTGCCATAGCAGCTAAAGCTACAGAGTGGTTAGCAATATCAACATCCCACGAGTTGATAACAACTAAAGGAACACCATTGAAACGTAGACTTCCAACACCATTTTGTAAGTCAGCGTAAGCAGCAGTGTGAGAACCATTAGAAGCTCTTAATTCAGCAGCATAAGAATCAGCAAAAGCACGAGAACAGTAAATAACTTGTCCTTCAGCAGTAGCTAGTTCAGTTGAACGAGCAGCTAACATTGCTTCTAATTGTGCGATTGTTGCAGTAGCACCTTGAGTTAGTGTTTGTGAAACTGGTAAAGCACCACCTACAGCACCATCAAGAGCCTTCCATACACCATTTGCAAGTGCTTGTGTACCAGCACCATTTGCAGTATCTCCAAACCATAGGATTGTAGACATATCTCTCATGATACCTTGTAATACTAATTCAGAAACGATTTCCATAAAGATAGTTCCTGATAAGTCGTAACGACTAATACCTCGTCTCAATAATTGAGATTTAATGTGAGATAATAAAGAAGTAGACTGTTGTGCGTGTTCAACTTCTAAGCGAGATAGAGTTAGCTCTATAATGCTGTTTGTTGATTGGTCTGCATCAGCAGAGAAACACGCTGTGTTCATTGATTTAGTTAAATCTTTTAATGCTGAATATCTGTCTAACTTAATAGAAGCACCAGAAATATCAGAAATAACCTCCATCCCTTTAAGATGGTCGTTTTCGTAAAAGAGTGGAGATAGGAAATACTTTCTAGCATCCTCTTGACTCCAGCTTAAACTTGTATTAATTACGTTTGCCATTTTTTTCTAATTTTTAATTTTTAAAATAAACTTTTTTGTCATCGCTGATGCTTTTAGCTAGTACATCCCACGCATTTTCAGATTTAGCATCTGGAGTTGGGTTAGGGTCTTTACTAGGTACTACATCACTTGGAGTTCCCTCCATTTTTGCTACTTTATAAGAAGAAATCTCATCCTCTAAAGTTGCAATGTAACCATCCTTCTCAACGATTTTGCCATTTAATTCAACGATAGCTTTAGCAGATTCCTCAATAGACTCTTCTAAAGTTTTCATTTTTTCAACAACAACATCATTATCAAGAATTTTTACTTCCTTCATATCGCCTTCTTTGTTAAAAAGGTCAGCGATAAAAGATTTTAAGTTATCAAACTCTTTTTCCATTTTACTTTCTTTTTTAATGTTATTAAATAAATTATTTACAAGAGCTTTATTCTTGTAATCATACTTGTTTATATCAAACCTTGCAGCTAGTTTTATAGGTTCTTCGATTACATCTACAAAACCATACTTTACTGCTTCAGAACTATCAAACCAAGTTTCTTCATTCATCCAAGAACGGATTTGCTCTTCGCTATTCCCACTCTTAGACATATATATACTAACTAACCTATCGCCCATTTTATCCATGAGGTCGGCTGCTTTCCTTAAATCACCTGCGTCTCCAACTTCTCCTCCCCATACATTATGTATCATATAAAGTGAGTTCTCACTCATTATAACTTCATCACCAGCAAGTGCAATAACACTTCCCATTGACGCAGCGATACCTTCTATACGAGTAGTTACCTTTTGTGGCATCCTGCTAATAGCATCATAAATCGCTAAACCATCTACTACTGAACCACCAGGTGAGTTTATTCTTAAAAGAACAGATGTACCATTTGGGATATTCTTCATTTCATCTATAAAAGATTTGGCATCAACCCCATATTTGCCAATCTCATCATATATCATTACCTCTGTTACATTATCAGAAGCTATATTTTTTATATCGTACCAATTCATTTTTGCTAAGTTTTTAATTTTTGCACTTTCCTCTTCATGTTCATGCTCAAATGTGAATAAAATAATCATTTCACTACCATCTTCATCTTTAGTAGTTATATATAATTCACCTTTATCGTGCAAAGTTTTCATTTCAGATTCGCTAAAATCATATTTAAAGTCAAACTCTTCTCCTTTGTACTTATATTTTCTTTTTTTAGCCATGCCGTCAATCTCTTTCAATTTATTTATTGCCCAATTAACTCCACTTTTTCCTCCCCAACAATCGTACATAAGACCTCCACAACCTTCAGAGTACGGAACATCTGCGTGTTGTTCGTGTCTTTTAAAACTAGCCATACGAGCAATAGTTGAACGAGAAAGTTTTTCTCTTCGTGCTAATTGCCCTGCACGAGTCCAGCCTACGCTTGTGCCACAAGAACTACCATTTTCTTCTTTGTACTTAATTGCTCTCTTGGCATTGTTAGTAGCAGATTGTGGGTAGTCATTGTAGGTTTTAGCCATTTTTAAACTTTGATACAATATAAGTGAATATATATGAGACAGTATGGAAATTAGTGGAATAAAATTTGTTTATGTCATTTTTCTTTAGTTACATTGTATTTCAATCAACAATAAAAACTATGAATTTCGAAACAAAACTATCAGGAAACAACGTAACAGTTTATAACGTCAGCAAAAGAAACCACGATGTAGAGCCTAGCTTTATAGTAGACTGGTCTTTCGTTACAGAAATGAGACAGTGGGGTGTAAAATCTATGTATTTATATGTAAATAAGGTTTGTGGTCAAATAGATGTTAATTACTGGGATGATGAAAATTCAATGCCTATACCAATATTAATAGATAGCAGTATGGATGAGCATGATGGTTCTAAGTGGGCAATAGAGTTAGAGAAATCTAATTTAAACTTTGGAGATTGCGTACAACCTAAAGATATAGAGGTAGATTTTGAAACTAAAATTATAACAGTAAACTTTTAAGATATGAATTACGATAACTATAAGTTAAGCAACCCCATAGATGATGGTTATAACAATGGATTAGTAACATCTTGTTGTGGTGTTGAAGAAGAGAGTAGCGAAGCAAGTAATTGTTGTAATAGTAAATTTTGGGCAAACACTGATATTTGTGGCGAATGTAAAGAACACGCAGATGAATATATGATTTGTACAGAATGTGGCGATGATGAAGATTGTTACACTATGATAGAAGAATACGAATACGAACAAAACATGAAAGACCATTATGATGAGATGAAATCTGATGGAGATAGAGATGAACGTTAATTATTAAAAAAAAAATTATGTCAAAAATTAAAAACATTGTAGATTTACAGCACCAACATGAAGATGAGGTTGCTAAGTATTACTCACACCTTTATAAGGTTGCAGAGTATATGGGTGTAGAGAAAATATGCCTAACATTAATTAAAACAAATACTAATTTTAATCCTAAGAAAAATGACAAAAGAAACTAAGAATGAAACTTTAAAAAGATTGTTTATAGAAAACAATTTAGTAAAAGAAGATGT